TTTGTGGTGCCGCTGGTTGCTGCATGTGTGCGCCGAGGGCGTTGCGTGGTGGATCGAGCGACGTGCAAGAGAGTGGTGCTTTTTGCGACTACTGACGTGACGCGGCGAGTGGATGAGAGCGTGGCCGAGTGGAGGCTGCGGCGCCGTAGGGGCATGCAGTCGCTTTGACGACGTGCTTAGAGACGGCACACGGGGAAGAAAGGTAGTTTCTAGTAGTGAAAGACACTGGAAAGCGTGCATGAGCATACAGACACGCTTAAACGCACCGAGTCGCCACACCCCTGTTGTGACAATGTGCTGAGCCCGATGTGCTGAGCCTCTGAAAGGCTGGCTAGGAGTTGTGATGATGTGTGAAGCGATTGTGTGAGACGTATAGATCAGTGGGGGGTTGAGTTGTTTATCAGACTTTGTGTGGTTGGTTGTGGTGGTGACGAGTAACGAGGATGGCAGCGACGTGTGGAGTGTGCACCGGATGTGCGCGTTACGAGCACAAGGCGCACGGGTGGACCGCGCTGATGATTGCGTGTGGCGACGGCCACATTGAGTGCGTGCGCAAGTTGGTGGTGGCGGGTGCAGCGTTGGATGCGCGCGACGTGAGCGGGAAGACTGCGCTGATGTTTGCGTGTTACAACGGCCGCTGTGGCTGCGTGCGCGAGTTGGTGGCGGCGGGTGCAGCGTTGGATGCGCGCGACGTGGACGGGCAGACTGCGCTGATGGCAGCGTGTTACAACGGCCACTGTGACTGCGTGCGCGAGTTGGTGGCAGCGAGCGTGGCATTGGATGATTGCGACGTGAGCGGGCAGACTGCACTGATGCTTGCATGTATCGGGAACCACTGTGTGTGCGTGTGTGAATTAGCGGCGGCGGGTGCAGCGTTGGATGAGCGCACCGTAAACGGGTGGACTGCACTGATGTTTGCATGTAACCGGAACCGCGGTGCGTGCGTGCGTGAGTTGGTGGCGGCGGGTGCAGCGTTGGATGAGCACGACTCAGACGGGATGACAGCGCTGATGTTTGCGTCTCGCGACGGTTATATTGAGCGCGTGCGCGAGTTGGTGACGGCGGGCGCAGCGTTGGATGCGCGCAACGTATCCGGGATGACAGCGCTGATGTGCGCATGTCGCGACGGCCACAGTGCGTGTGTGCGCGAGTTGGTGGCGGCGGGTGCAGCGCTGGATGTGTGCGCCACATGTGAGTGGACAGCGCTAATGTATGCGTGTCGCTACGGCTGTCGCTACGGCCCTAGTGAGTGCGTGCGCGCGTTGGTGGCTGCGGGCGCAGAGTTAGACAAGCGAGACGGGAAGGGGCGAACGGCATCGGAGATAGCCTGGAATAAGGTCACTGAGAGTGTGATAGTGATTGAGCGGGCGCGAGCGATGCGGGCGATGTACGGGTGTGCGCGGGTGCTTTTAATGGGAGGGCGACACGGGCCCGGGGGGGCAGCGGCGTGTGTTAGGCACGTGTTGTCGAGCGTGGTGTTTGTGGTGCCGTTGGTTGCTGCATGTGTGCGCCGAGGGCGTTGCGTGGAGAGTCGAGCGACGTGCGAGACGGTAGTGTTTGGTGCGACTGCTGATGTGACGCGGCGAGAGGACGAACACGTGGAGGTGTGGAAGCAGCGGCGGCGACGCGTGTGGGCGGCATGTTTATTCTCTGATTCCCATGTGCTTTCAGTGTGAACGCAGCACGCTCCGAATCCTGTTGTAACGACGAGAGATGTAACAGGGGGGGGGGGGGGGCGCGGCGGCGGCGGTGTGTTGAGCCGCTGAACGACGCGTTAGCAATTGTTGCGGTTAAATATCGGACATGTGTGTTCGGTCGCGACGGCGACGAGTGGCGGGCATGGCAGCGACGGGTGGAGCGTGCACCAAATGTGCGCCTTACGAACGCTACGATGGACAGACTGCGCTGAGAAATGCGTGTCGCAGAGGCCACCATAAGTGCGTGCGCGAGTTGGTGGCGGATGGTGCAGTGTTGAATGAGCGTGACGATGGCGGGTGGACAGCGCTGATTTCTGCGTGTCACAGAGGCTGCGGTAAGTGTGTGCGCGAGTTGGTGGCGGTGGGTGCAGCGCTGGATGTGCGCGACGCGTACGGGTGGACAGCGCTGATGTATGCGTGTCGCTGGGGCCACTCTAAGCGCGTGCGCGAGTTGGTGGCGGCTGGTGCAGCGTTGAATGTGCGCGACGAGAGGGGGTGGACAGCGCTGGTTTTTGCGTGTCACTGGGGCCACCGTGAGTGCGTGCGCGAGTTGGTGGCGGGTGGCGCAGAGTTGTACGAGCGCGACTGGAATGGCTTGGAGTACGATGCAGAGTGTGTCAAAGTGCTTGAGCAGGCGCCAGGTGTGCGGGCGGTGATGTACGGGGTTGCGCGGGTGTTTTTAATGGGTGGGCGACACGGGGCAGGGGGGGCAGCGGCGTGTGTGCGGCACGTGTTGTCGAGCGTGGTGTTTGTGGTGCCATTGGTTGCTGCGTGTGTGCGCCGAGGGCGCCGTGCAGTTGATTTGGCGATGTGCGAGCGAGTAGTTCTAGTTGCGAGTGCGGATGTGAGGCGGCGAGATGGCGAGAGCGTGGATGCTTGGAGGGTGAGGCGCCGGTGCTTGACAGGGGGTGTGTGGTGTGTGGATGAAGGAGGACGGCTGAAGCGCGATCCCGATGCGCGTCGCAGTTGTCATGGTGTACTGGGGGGCTCTATCCCCGCTGTGACAATGTGCTGAGCCGCTGAAACGCTTGGATTGCATGCACACAAATGGTATAAAACATTAAATCTTCATGATAAACAACACGCACACACACGCACATGACGGGGGGGGGTGAGTCCGTGTTACTATGCGCATGCCGCTTTCGGTGCTGAACACGAGGTGTACAATGGAACCGTGTGCGTGTGGATTTGATGACAACGATGTGGATGCGAGGGGAGCAGACGAAGCGACCGCGTTAATACGCGCTTGTTTTCACGGGCACCCACAATGCGCCCAAGCACTTGTTGACGCCGGTGCCTCTCTGGACCCTGTTATCCCGCGGCTTTTGATTCCAGGCATTCGAGACTCAGACTTGACAGCGCTAATTGTGGCGTGTATCACAGGGTGCGTCGAGTGTGTACGCGTGTTGGTCAGGGCGCGTGCGATGCTTGACTCGACGGGATCTGCAGGAGATACGGCACTTATTCACGCGGTTCGAGAAGGACATACCGAGTGTGCTCGCGTGCTCGTCGACGCGGGCGCTGCAGTGGACGCTCGCAACAGGTTCCAGGTCACGGCGCTTATTGTTACGTGTTATACTGGAGACACTGAGAGCATGCGCCTCTTGGTAAACGCCAATGCTTCCATCAACGTTGCAGACGAGTATCAGAGAACCGCGCTTTTGCTAGCCTGCTTGAACAACAATACCGAGTGCGCACGCATATTGGTAAACGCTGGTGCTGCGCTCGACCTGAGATGCGAACGAGGCATTACGGCGCTGATGAGTAGTGACATGCCCGAGTGTACGCAGATCTTGGTAGACGCCGGTGCGTCACTTGATCTACAAGCCCATGATGGATCTACTGCTCTTGTGCACATGTGCATTCGCCTACGACCCGAGTGTACGCGAATACTGATCAAAGCCGGTGCTGCGCTAGACCTACAGGCGACAGACCCCCAGGGCTCGGCGTTGTACTATGCGTGTCGACACGGAGACCGCGAAAGTGCATGTGCATTGGTCGAGGCCGGTGCGTCGCTGTATTTGCGTTCCGGGAAGCAGTTTGGCACGGCGCTTGAACAAGCGTACCTGCTAGGGCGCTTTGTTGCCAATTCTAGGAAGCCCATACCTCTGTATGACCACTTGAACACCTATCACGGGAGAAACACAGGGGAGGCTATACTCGAGTTGGCGTTTGCTGCTCATGCGGCCTTTGCGTGTTATCGCGTGTTGATTCGGGGCGTACCCCGTTGCAAGCGCGCGTCGTCGTCGTCGTCGTCCATGGGGGCGATGTTGTGTCACTTTGACTTTGTTCTGCATCTCGTTGCAGTGACAGTTTACGATCCGAGTACTCGGCAGCGGCGGCTGGATGGTAGTGTGCTAGCACAACTCGTGTGCTTGGACGGTGCTACGCACAAACGACTCGTGCACCTGGCAGCCTATGACCATGTCGTGATGAAACGTAGTCCCGACGAGACTGTTGCAACATGGGAGCAGCGACGGCGGCGGATCATTCGTCAGGCGTGTCGGTTTGTACTGTCTTAACGGGACGTGTGTGTGTGTGTGTGTGTGTGTGTGTGTACTGTTTACGTGACTCTGACAGAATCATCAAGGAGCGCTGCTCGGAACGCCACTGCGCGTCGCCGCTGCCCCCAGTCACTCGGCAATACACCTTGCAGCGGCACACCGCTCGGGACGTTACGGTGTGTGCCGAAAAACACTTGCTCTCGGCGCGCGGTACATAGCACGGTGGCGCGCGCGCCGATCACACGCACTGCGATTGCGTCAAGCACTGAAAAGTGCGCCCAGGTGGGCACGTCTCGTCGAAGAAGGCGCAGCAGCGCGTCGTACGCATACGCAATGGTCGCCACAGATATGAGATGCGCAGCGTCTTGACGTTGCGGCTCTGTACCACTGTAGTAGTTCATCCACGCCAGGTAGCCCTCTCCGTCACGCAAATCGACCCGCGCTCCAGCCTCCAGCAACACGCGCATTTTCCCAACGCATGCTCCCCTACAGGCTGTCATCAAGGCAGCGCATGGCCCGTTATTCTCCAGCGCGTCTACTGGCGCCCCCCGTTCCAGTAGAAGGCGCATACACGCCGTTTCATCCTCGTTCCTGTAACTGCTACTGCAGGCATAATGCAAGGCAGTCATTCCGCTTGTGTCCGCCGCGTCCACCGACGCACCCCACTCTAACAACAGGGCCACGCACTCTGCGAGTGAAAATCGACACGCGTACATCAAGGCAGTCATTCCGTCCGAGTCTCGTGCATTTACCAACGCTCCGTGCTCCAGAAGCAACCGAATACACGCGGAGCGCCCCGTGGTACGGACAATGAGGTAACCCAGTGGGTGCTCCACGTGTGTGATCCGTGCTGAACCAGATGCCTTATGCAATGCCGTCATTCCCCGTTCGTCTGTTACATTCACCATCGCTCCTGCATTTAACAGTACGCGTACACACTCCTCGTTTCTCTGGACGGCGTACATTAGCGCCGTTCTTCGGTACAACTCGCATCGTGCCTCCAAGTCGTATCCGCTTTCTACAAACTCACTGACGCACTCGGTGTGTCCACGTTCACACGCCGAGTGTAGCGGAGAGTTTGCCTCAGCGCACGTGACGCACATCGTGTTGTCCACAGTCTGTCACGCGCGCAGTAACAGCCCCACAGCCCCCGCAGCCGCCGCCGCCGCCGCCGCCGCCGTTCCGCGGGAGTCGACGCGTGATTTTTACGTGCAAAAAACGGACATACCACTCGTTGTACGAAACACTGCGGCACCCCCATAGCCCTGGCCTCGAGTAGCATTCGCGTGTATGTGGCTTTTCTACGTCTACATGCAAGTATCAGCGCCGTTTATTGCCCTGTTCGTCCAACGCGGCCACTGAGCCAATCAGGAGCCTCACACACTGCTCAGACGCGCCACGACAGGCGTGCATCAGCGGCGTTCGTTTGCGCCCGTCCAATGCGTTTATGTTGACTCGGCTCTCGATCAACCGCCGAATACATTACACGTGTTCTGACTTGCAAGCACTGTGCATCGCATGGGTAGCAGCACCTGCAGAGCACGCGTCGCACATTTTGAGTTTGCCCCATGACACACACTGTGAACACGTCTCAGGCCCCACGGCCCCAGTCTCACGTGTGTGATTAGATTTACGTCGTGTTGGTATGTGATTTTTTCGCGCCCGCTGGCAACTCTGGGAGGGGGTGGGGGTGTCGGCCAGTTGTTCTGCACAGCGATGGAGGCGTCGCTCAAGGTGTGTATCTCGTGTGCCACGTCTTTACACCCACTACACGGGGCGTGCAAGGCCGGACACGGCGAGTGCACGCGGGGGCTTTTAGCAAGCGGTTACT